GTGCCGTCATGCTCCGCGGTGATCATATAGGCCCCAGTCCAGGTCTTGTCCCCACGTTCCATGCGTGCCCGTATGCGTCTGGCGTACTCTTGAGGCTCCCATACGTCAGGGAAGCCAATCTCCTCCAAGGTTTCAGGCCAATTGATCAGGCGACTGAGGAGGATCGCCGGAAGCAGGTTAGGCTGGTAGAGGTTGGGCCTGATCCAATTAGCGTGGATCCACCGGCTGACCTTGTCGTCCTCTCTCCGCACGTTACAGAACCTGTATCCACGTAGGATGGGATCATCCGTCCAAGGCTTGGGGTCACCGCCTTCCTTCTTAATGCGAATGCTCTCCCGCTCCTTGATGAAGTAGATCAGCTTATCAATCATGATGAGCCTCTATGTACTCCAGCAATTGGGCACCACAATCTTTGGTATGGTCCAAGTCAATGACTACAGAGCCTCTCCGGAGCAACTTGAGTTTGAGAGACTTAATGGGCTTGAGTCTGCCCCTGGTATTGTCCTCGTTCAGGGGCTTGAGGTTGCCGGCCGCAAGTCTGCGCGCCTTCACTCGTTCGATGCAGACCTCGATGGGGGTGTCCAGGAAGGCCCAAACATGCTTCCTTCCGTACTTCTCCATAGCCATTCCCAGCCCGCCATAGAAGGTGCTCATCAGCAGCCCCTCATACACTACGTGGCCTCGGGTTGCGTACTCCTCGATGAGGTCAATTTGCTCCCGTTGGGTGGATACTCCGTCCATTCCTCCACACGCATTCTCGTATGGCCCCAGCACATATACCGGACGCGCCAGGCTGGGGAAGCTCAATTGGTACGCCTCAGGCCGCTTGGGATTGTCCCCAACTGAGGTAACCTCATTGGCTAGGGCCATTAGGTCGCGCACCGCGGTGGTCTTGCCGGAGCCACTAGTGCCGTGGATTTTGATTAGCAGCATGCGTCCTCCAATTGCTCTATTGCCTGGGCGATATAGTCTACAACCTCAGTCAGACTGTCGACTACGGTTTGGGCAGCATCCCCCTTGTCGCCGTTGGCGAGGGCTTCAGGCATGTTGTCGAGGTAGTCTTGCTCCTCATCTCGCAGGTTCTCTACGTATGTGCTCAGCTCATCCAGCTTAGTCTGGGCAACTTTGATCGCTTTGCGGCGGGCTTCATTCATTTCAGTACTCCTTTGGTTGATAGAACCTATACTATACCCTATCAGGGTATGTCAGTCTAGTGGTTTCGCTGGCGAATGACTTGTATGGCGTTCAATAGATCGCCCTGCTCTCTGCCCTTAACGTCCAATGCTTTGAGTACGTGCTCATCCATTGTGCCGATAGCCACTAAGTGGTGAATAAAGACTCTGGCTGCTTCTTGGCCTTGACGATACACTCTAGCGTTGGCTTGATCGTACAATCCTAAATCCCATGGTACCCCTACCCACAAGACGTTGGAGCATGACCCTTGTAGATTCAACCCAATTCCTATGGATGCAGGGTGCCCTATGAGAACAGGATGCTTGCCCTCATTAAACTCCTTGATTAGTTGGTCAGGATGCTTGGAGGCGGTCAAATTGGGTACGTCACCCAGTGCCTTGCGTATGCGATGGACGTCATGGATGAACTCGTAGAATACCAACAAAGGTTGGCCCTGGAGCTCCTCCACGACCTCCTTGAGTGCGGCCATCTTGTCGCAGTGAATATGCTCAGCTGTGCCGTCGGGCAGATAGAGCCCACCATTAGCGATTTGCCTGCATCGGCCTCCAGCTACTCCTGCATTGGGAGAGGTCACAGTTTCTCCGCTGTCGAGCAAGGCAAAGAATTGTCTCTCCATGTCTTTGTACTTAGCCATGCTCGCCGGCCCTAGCTTGACGGGGATGGAGTTATATACCAACTCAGGCATGTCCAAGTAGTCTTTGGCAGACAACCTGAATACCAGAGGGGCTATGGCCTCATATATCTTGTCCTTGAGTTGGGGCACTACATTGTACCCATACCCGCTGTAATCAGGTACGCAGTACATCGTCCTGAAGTGAGAAATGAATAGCCCTAGGGCTTTGCCCCTGTCTAGCAGGTACATTTGGGACCACAAGTCCTCCAACCCATTGGGGGCTGGGGTGCCTGTAAGTATCCACCTACGCCCAAAGCAATGTAGGTTGTCCTTGAGCGCTTTGAAGCGGAGTGACCCAGAGTTCTTGAAAGTGCTGGACTCGTCAATTACCAGCAAGTCAAATTGTTGCTGAAATATCTCTTTGTTCTGAAAGTAGGTTAGAGCAGACTCAGGGTTGATGCCAATGATACCACTCTTAGGCAGATTTTTGGGGGACACTCTGCTCTCGTGCCAATTATGGAACTCCAACCCAGATAGGTTGTCCCATTTGGCGATCTCATTGGGCCATACAGTGTACAGGGTGCGAATGGGAGCAACCAGCAGCACCTTCTTAATGTGCCCTTCCGCCATCAGTTGCTGGATACAGTATAGGCTGACTACAGTCTTACCCATGCCCATGTCCAGCAGCAACCCCGCATGCCGTTGGCCCAGCATAAACTTGATCGCATCCAATTGATACTGGTGAGGGTTGAAGATCATAGCATAGTCGGCAGCAAGTAAGTCAGCTCAGGATGGGCTCTAAGTTGGTAGTGGTACTTGGCGATATCATCCCCCAACTTGTACTTGCCCTTAATCAAGTAGGACGGGATGGCGCAGGCCACAGTCTCTGCCTCACTGTACCCGCACTTCCTGTGACCGCTGAATGGGTTATCCAGGTCACTGATCCATGAGACGATCTCATCCAATCCTTCCCTGGGGGTGTTCCCAGGGAATATGGTTTTGAGACATTTCAGCGGAGGACTGGGAAGCATCCGAGGCAAGTCTGATACGTCTATGTCTGCCTCAAATACGTTGTTGAGAAGGTCGACCCATTTCAGTAGGAAGTACTCACCGAACCCCACGATTTTAAGGCGATTTAAGACCCCCCACATTTCCGGTAGGGTACGGGCCTGGACGGGTATCTGAAAGGCCGAAATAGGCCCGCCCTGCGCCTGTAGGGAGGTGTAGCAGGCGACCCCCGCCTCCCCCCGAAAGTACCGGCGCTCACTGCCCCTCGGAGCAGTGGGGTACATAGCCTCCACATAGTCCCAAAAGTCAGCTACTTCTGCGGCTTGGTACGCTCCCTCAGTCTCATAAAACATGAGTAGGTACATACAGAACTTCTTCACCCAGTCGTCCCCCTTGACATCTCTGGCTCGGTACAGCATTGTGTACAAGGGGTCAAGCTCGCCAGTGAGCACCAACTCACGGGCGAAGGTTGTATAGCTCATTGATAATGCTCCTTGCGTCAATTAGGTTATCCGCCACCCTCACTACGGCCCCCAACTTCGTCAATTGAGAGTGAATAATGGACTGTAGAGGTCTGAGAGTATGTTTGTATTGCTTGTACTCAATGAACCAGACATGACCGTTCCATACGTACAGCCGGTCTGGCCACCCTGATTGACCTTTCACATTGAGCTTGAGCGTCATCATGCCTAGGGACTTAGCATATTCAGACGCCTTTTGCTCAATGCGGCTTTCCAGCTCAGTTGTGCTCACAGGGGCCGCCCTTGCTAGCCTTGTAGTCGCACCACCTGCAGGCCTCAACTGATGGGGTAGCGGGGTACTCATTGGCCCCAAATAGGATGTTCCATCTGGCCTTCCAGAAGTTCAGGAGGTGGGGCAGTAGTGCTCTGGGGTACTTGGTCGGAGACCCTGGTCCCTCTAGGTAGAGTGGGGCTGCCTCGACCTCGGTGACCTCAGGGTAGCGAGCAAAGCCTAGTACGGCATAGGCCTGTAATTGGTCTGCATGAGAGGGTAGTGCTCTGCCGGTCTTGAGGTCAAAGATGTACAGGGTGGTCCCGATCACGTAGTGGATGTCAATAATCGCCTTGAACTTTGTGCGCTCATCCTCCACTTCTTGGTAGGTGCCCTCATCGTCGCAGAGCCAAACTTCCTCTGCCTTCGCCTTCAAGTCCTTCATCATAGAGATCATGGTCTTGATGGTGCGGAAGTCTATAGACAATTGACTTATGTCAATCTCTCCCTTGAGGAACCGCTCACAGGCGAAATGGAGGCGGGTGCCCCTGTTGGCTGCGGCTCCCGCCTCCCCTTTGAGCCCATCCAGGTAGTAGGTCTGATAACTGAATGGGCAATCCTCAAAGGTGGTGAGGGCGCTGTAGCTGGTGCGCGTTGGTTTGGGGTACTTATGTGCCATAGGGCCTCCAACCCAGGAATACTGGGTGACGTGGTAAGTCTTTCATGCCGACAGCAAAGTACTTGACCTTTGCTAAGTTGCCCAGGTACTGCTCTCTGTGGGCCCAGATTTCTGCTCGTTGGGAGTCGTCAAAACCGGTGCCGACGTTGAAGGTGGTCCCATCGTAGGAGCATACCAAAGCTCCCAAATCCCCTCGGCCGACCAAGTTGGCTTGGTGAGACGATCGTTTGGCGTAGCCCAGCTCATCTACCTCCAGCACGTTAGCGTTGTGGAGACGCTCCTCAAAGCCGACCACTTCAAACTCTCCATCAGTGAACCGCTTGAGCTTGAGCATCCCTCCTTCATTGGCCGTACTGCGCCCATACTTGTACTGGGCTCTGGGGTCGCGTAGTACCACTCCCTCATTGCCCAAGTCCAGCATTTGGCGTTCATACTTCTCTAGCGTGGGCAAATCGTTGATGTAGTGCTGATCCAAGACCGTCATTTTGCCGTGGCTAATGCGGGGCACTCTGTCCACAAAGGGTTTGAGAGGGTGTTGGATGTGGTCAAAGGCGTAGAAGGTCACATCAAAGTCCTCCTTGTCGTGGGCCATAACGCAGGACATGGTGTCCCTGAGGCAGCTAGGGCTTCTGGGGTCACCTACTATAAGCTCCCCATCCAGGAACTCGTATTGTTTGAACAGCCGCTGGACGTAGGCATTGGGGATCGGCTTGAGGGAGCGGGACAACACCACTCCGTTGATAACAATTGCTCTCACTCCGTCCAGTTTGACGCTGGCCAGTACGGGAAACTTGAGCTTGGCCCACTCTACTTCCGTTGCTAGCATGGGCTTAAACATCATCACAAGTCCCCCAATTGGGCCCTACTTTGACGGTTGCCCGCATAGGGATGTCGAATTGTCCTGCCTCCATGGCTGAGGTAAGTAGGGCAATCTCAGC